AGGGCAGTTTAATCAAGGTGGTTATGCAATGCAACCCGGCAATCCAGCAATGCCCGCCACAGGACAAATGCCTACTGGTTTTGTAACACCTCCACAACAACAGTTTATTAGCCCATATGCTATTGCAGAAACACCAACGTATGCACCCGTAGGTGAACAACCGACTTTTGAACAGCTTATGCCAACAACTTCTGGAACGTACACTGAAATTCGTACGTATGTAAACGATGCTGGTCTTATTATGAACATTCCTTTTGTGAATGGACAGCCGTTGTATCCCATTCCAGCAGGATACAGACTACAGACAGACGTTCAAGAACCTACTCCTGAAGCTGCTCTTCCAGCAGTTGCAGCACCAGAAGTTCAGCAAGACGGGCGGGATGATGGCACTAGAGATGTAGACGAGAGAAACGAACAACTTCAACAGCAAATGAGAGATAAAAAAGAAGCAGCTAGGAAGTTGGGATATACTAAAGAACAGAGTACACTAGATGCGTTACTTACTATGAATCCTATTTTACGTACGTTGTCAGGTAATCCTGAACGTGGTACGATTCTAGCCAATGGCAATATTGCAGATGGTGAAGGTGGTAGCTTTGACCCTATAACTGGTAAGCAAGTTGGTTTTCTTGGCACAACAAATCTAGGCAAAGATGACTTTGAAGTGACGCAAGAGATGTTTGAGGCAGGTATTACACCAGCTTCACTTGCAGGTCTTAGGAATATTGCAGGGGATGAAAGCATTAGAGATGTTATTGAAGGATTACCAAAAGTAAAAACCACACCAGAAACAACAGATGTTGCAACACAAATGGATGCCATTACCCGTCCTGACATGCTTGATACACAACCTGCAGCACCTCTACCTGTGTATGACGCAGAAGTTCGTAGAGTTCCTTTCTCTGAAATTGGAAAAGATTTTAGGGGCGGTATGGAGAGATATGACGCACCTACTGTTGAGGTTACAGCAGAACCTACAGAGATTGCAACAATTAATCGCTTTGGTAAACTTACAGACTATCAGAAAGTAGGAGATGATTACTTTAGGGTAAAAGAGGATGGTACATTATCTTCTGCGCCAGCCAGTGGTTTAACTCGTGCTAATCTTATAAATCCTGATTCACCGATTGTAGACAGAACCGAAGTAGGTGGTGAGCCAACAGAAGATAGGATTGCTTTACCCGTATCTCGCACAGACGCAATTCGTCAACGAAAGATTGATTCAGAAAACCGTGCTGCAGATGAAAGCCTAGCAAAGATTGCAAGAGAAGAAGCAGAGCGTCAAGCGGCAGCAGCTGAAGAAGCTCGTAAAGAACAAGAACGAATTGAAAAACAAAACAGACTTGCAGATGAAAGGCTCGCAAAAATTGCTGAAGAGCAACGGCAAAAAGAAATTATTGCGGAACAAACTAGGCGTCAACAAAGTCAGACAGACACTAGTGAAGCAGATAAGCAATCTGCCAAAGAAGGTCGTGGTAACATTGTAACTGACAGTTCTGGTAGACCTGTTACGGATAGCAGGGGTCAGGCGGTTACTACAACTAGAGGCAGTGAAAGAGATAGAAGCACTATTGAAAGACAAGCCGATGCTATGCGAAGAGAAGCTGACAGAAAAGAAAGCAAACCCGCAAGTAAACCAGCAACATCTGCAGCTGATTATAATAGAAAAGACGGCGGCGGTGGAGGCGGCGGTGGAAACAATGATGGTTGTTTTGCCAAAGGCACTTTAATTACCATGCAAGATGGTAGCAAAAAACCCGTAGAACAGATTGATATCGGAGATGAAGTTGCAGTAGGTGGATTTGTATTTGCTGCAGGACGTTTCTTAATTGATAACCTGTATGATTATGAAGGTATCAAAGTATCAGGTACACACATGGTAAACGAAGAGGGTGTTTGGACTCGCGTTCAAGACAGCAAGAAAGCAAAGTTTGAAAGTGATGATGATGTAGTTGTTTATATCTTTGGTTCAGAAAACAGACGCATTGTAATTAATGACACACTTTTCACTGATTACTTTGAAGTAACTGAGCAAGAAAAACTTAAAGAAATTGGAGATTCCTACTTTACAACGTGGAAAGAACATGCTATACTAGATAGCGAAGACAACGTAAAGATAAGGAACTTTAACGATGATACAACAACGACTATGGCGGCTGAATGAAGACTATGACACGTTAGTAAAATGGTGGGAAGAATGGGAGTTTGGGAATGTACCAAAAGAATGTCTCCCACCAGACGGCGTAGTAGTTGAACATGAAGGCTCACCAGTTTGTGCTGCTGGTTTATATATAGGCATTGGTACACGTTTTGCTTTTATGGAATGGTTGGTAACGGATAAACATGCACCACCCAAGATAACACACAAAGCAATTAAGCTGTGCTTAGATAGTGTTTTTGCACTTGCTAAAGAAAAAGGTATGACCTTGGTATATACTACTACTAAGGAACCTAGTCTACAAAAAAGATATGTTAAATACCACGACATGACTCTTGCGGAAACAGAAGTTCAAACCTTTTTAAAAAACTTAACAGACGATGAGTATGAAGACTTAGAATGGATTATTGACGAAGAACAATACTGGATTCGTGAAGGAGAGAAAAGTGGATGAATTTATCCTAGAAATAAGTGACCGTTTTGAGTCACTGTCAGATGACGAAAAGGATATCATACGTGGTATGGTAGGAACCCCAGAGTATAATGTACTGTCAAAAGTATTTGGTTCTGGGTTTATGCGGCAAATTGTATTGGATAAGCCAAATACAATTGCTAAAAAGAAACGTGGTCTAGGTACACGATAACCACCTAGATTAGCTGGCCCACCCTTCCCCCACCCCGACAGGTGGCTACGTTGGCCCCAGTATAGGAAAAAACAATGAACGATACAATAATGGCTGAAGAAATGAAACAGCCTAATAAAAAAGCATTTATCTCTAAGCCTTACTCACGAGATGAAAAGATTAAACAAGATGAAGAAGAACTAGAACAGCTTCTACAAGAACAAAAGGGTGAATCACCCGAAAGTTCTGACGAAGCGGAACCAACCAACGCCGAAGAAAAAACTTTTAAAAAACGGTATGGTGACTTGCGTAGACATATGCAAGAAAAAGAAAAAGAGTTTCAAACACAGATTGACGCACTAAAATCTCAACTGGATACTGCATCCCGTAAAGAAATGAAGCTCCCTAAATCTGATGAAGACTTAGAAGAATGGGCTGCTGAATATCCAGATGTTGCTGCTATTATTGAAACTATTGCTATCAAAAAAGCTAAAGAACAAGCTAATGTTCTTGAAGAAAAAATGAAAGCTGTAGATGAGATGCAATACTCTGCCAAGAAAGAAAAGGCAGAGGCAGAACTTATGCGATTGCATCCAGACTTTGATGATATTAGGGATAGTGATGATTTTCACGATTGGGCTACGGAACAACCAAAGTGGGTACAAGATGCCTTGTATGAAAATGATAATGACGCACGTTCTGCTGCCAGGGCTATTGACCTGTATAAAGCTGACAGAAACATTACCACGAAAAAGTCCAGTAAAAAAAGCGCAGCACAATCTGTCAACACAAAAAATTCTAGAAGCAAGCCGCAAGCGGATGAATCTTCCGATTATCTAAGAGAGTCGCAGGTTCAGAATATGTCACCCCATGAATATGAAAAATATGCGGATGACATCATGGAAGCAATTCGTAGTGGCAAGTTTATCTACGATATTTCTGGGTCAGCACGATAAAAATATAAAAAAAGTGTTGACAAATAGTTGTACATAAGTATAACTAGATACAATAATAGTGTAAGCTTGTTAGCTACTATCTTACATTATATCTCGCAAACGACAAAAATCTTCAAGATTACCTGAATAACATGGCCTATTAAGTACATTAGTTGCAACTCTTGTACGAGATACACCCTACGTTAGACAGCCTCTGCAAAGAATTGTACTGTTTGCATCTGTGAAAAATCCAAAATAATAGGAGATGGATTATGGCTTTTCCAAGAGCGCCGGGTTATAACAACTTGCCTAATGGCAACTTTAGCCCTGTAATTTACTCCAAACAGGTGCAACTTGCTTTCCGCAAGGCCGCTGTTTGTGACGCGATTACGAATAACGACTACTTTGGTGAAATCGCTAACTTTGGTGATTCCGTCAAAATCATTAAGGAGCCAGAAATCACTGTTAAGGCATATGAGCGTGGTACTACTATCACTCCTCAAGACCTTGATGATGAGGACTTCAGCCTTACTATCGACAAAGCAAACTACTTTGCGTTTAAAGTCGATGATATTGAAGAGGCTCATTCGCACGTTAACTTCCAGTCTTTGTCAAGTGACCGTGCTGCATACCGTCTTGCTGACCAGTTTGACCAAGATGTTCTTGGCTACCTGTCAGGCTTTAAGCAGTCTGCAATCAGTGGTACACCGGACACTGTTAACACTACTGTTAACGGTTCAAAGGCTGTTTCAACTGCTGGTTCTGACGAACTGCTCTCATCCATGAAGCTGAACGCATCCGATTTCAATGCAGGTAATGCTGCTAACTGTATCGGTCTGAAGCCTCGTGGTTCAGAAGCTGTTCCAACTGCCGCTGGTACAACTAACCCACTTTCTGTGATTGCACGTATGGGTCGTCAACTCGACCTGCAAAACGTGGACTCTCAGGGCCGTTGGTTGGTCATTGACCCAGTGTTCGTTGAACTGCTGAAAGACGAAGACTCACGTCTGTTTGACGCAGACTTTGGTGGTTCTGGATTGCAGAACGGCCTGATTCTGAATAACCTGCATGGCTTTAAAGTCCATGTTTCTAACAACCTGCCTAAAGTCGGTACTGGTCCTTCCACAACTGGTGGAACCAATGCTAACAACTTTGGCGTGATTGTTGCTGGTCATTCATCATCAGTCGCTACTGCTGACCAAATCAACAAGACTGAAACCTACCGCGACCCGGACAGCTTTGCAGATATCGTCCGTGGTATGCATCTGTATGGCCGCAAGATTCTCCGTCCAGAGGCTCTTGTCAACGCCAAATACTGCTTGGTATAAGGAGAATAGATTATGGCACTAGGTGATAACACTCTCCAAGCCGCACGTGGTAACTCGCAGCGTGGCCGCAACCCTTACATGGTTCAGACTACTCTGAACTGGGCAACAGCTTTGTCAGACAAAGGTTCTGCACTTGCAGCATCTGATGTTGTTCCTGTCATTGCCGTTCCTAAAGGTGTAATGGTAATGAACGCAGGTATTGAAGTTGATACTGCTTCTGACGGTTCTACATTTACTGTAGACGTTGGTATGGTAGATGCTGATGTATTTGTCGATGGTTTTGATGCTACGTCAGCCGCTGGCGTACTGTCGCAAAACCCTGCAGCTTACCAGCCAGTGATGGCTGTTGCTGACGATAACATTGACGTGACTATCGCTACCCTTTCAGGTGGCGCAGTGACTTCAGGCAAGTTTCGCGTCTGGGCTGTCCTCATGGACTGCAATGACGAAGGTGACTTGACTGC